TTCCTGTAGGCGGTCAAATGTTTGCCGCCTATGATTTATCCATAGACCTACAAGCACAAGCAGGGTGACCATGACTTACACAATTATGAGCGACAAAATCGGCACGATAGGCACAGAGTTTGTGCCTGGTGCAGGTACCAACATTGAAGCATTACTGGCGCATGGCTTTATCAAATCTGATGAAGTACCTAGCGACAGCGACGCCCCAAAATCTGCTAAAACTAAAGCACACACAAAGAAGGATTAACCCATGGCTACTTCGACATACCTTTCCAACCCAGGCGTAATGGTCAACAGCGTTTCTTTGACCGACCAATGCACCGCCGCCACTGTTACGAACATGGCTGAGGCTCTTGAATCAACGGCGTTTGGTTCCACCAGTCGTGTTTTTGTTGCTGGTCTTTACAATCAGGAAATCACGCTTGACTTGTACATGAGTTACGCCGCAACCGAAACTTACGCAACTCTTGCAGCTCTTGTTGGCACTACCACCACCGTGAAGGTTTCTAACACTGTTGCAGGCTTGACCACGGCTAGCGCCACAGAACCCCGTTTTGAATTGGTGGGGTGCTATTTAGAGTCTTTGCCAGTTATCAACGCAACCATGGGCGAATTAAGCACCATCAGCATTACTTTTAAAGGTGGCGTTTTGACCACCGTTGTTTCTTGATCTAGCAACCACAACAGCAAAGGCCCGACATGCAACTAACACTTAGAGTCGACCAGGGCGAAGGCCCTGTAGAAGTAAGCACCAACCTTTTCACCATTGTTTCGTGGGAACGCAAATTCAAACGCAAAGCCAGCGACATGGCCAGCGGTATCGGCATTGAAGATTTGGCGTACCTTGCACACCAGGCATGTATGCAACACAATGTGACCGTGCCGGTCGTTATGGACGATTTCATTAAGAAGCTGGTGTTACTTGAAGTAGTCAGTGATGAACCTGACCGCCCTACCGTGCCAGTACCTACCGATTCGCTTTAGCACAACTTTTAGCGGCGACAGGGTACTGGCCACCTGAAGTAGAGTTTGACATTAACGACTTAACGACAGTCATTAAGGTCATAAACGAAAGCCGAAAGTAATTATGGGCGTTAGCGCAACAATAGAAGTGACTGGTGTTAAAGAAGCACTGGCCTACTTAAACGGTGTTGATAAAACCTACCGCCGTGAAATCACACGGCAATATGCCGCCATTGTTGAACCCATTGTTAAAGACGCACAATCACATTTGCCGACTACCGCCCCAATGTCTGGGTGGAAGCGTGGCTACAGCGTAGGTGGACAAGCCAGAGCTGAAGCCAAAGGTCAGACTTCACGCCTGGTGGGCCGTGGTACACAGCGTGACAACTTTAGTCGAGCAGCACCCGACCCCACAGACTTATTGCCTTGGGACGGTGCCAAACAAGCCAAACTGATTAAACCGTGGGTATCAGGCAAGAAATCCAAAGCCAACACTTTTGGTTTGAAATGGAACAGTAAAAGCGCCGCACTATTTGACTTGTCAGGCCGTGCCAAAACACAACGTGGCGAACAAATGATTACTGTTTTAGGCGCCAGGTTTGGTAGCCCTAGCCGTGTCATGTGGAAGTCATACGAACGGGCCGACGATGAGCTTCAAGCAAACATGCGTAAGTTGATTGAAGAAATTATGGCCAGCGTTAACCGAAACATGAAGGTGATCTAATGGCTATTTCCATTCCGATAGTCTCCGAATTTAACGCTAAAGGCATTGACAAAGCAATTAGAGAATTTCAGAAACTAGAAACAGCAGGGCAAAAAGCCCAGTTTGTTTTACAAAAATCAGCCGTACCTGCAGCTGCTGCTTTAGGCGTTCTTACTTATGCAGCATTTGACGCCGTAAAAGCCTTTGCCGAAGATGAAAAATCTGCTGTGGCTTTAGCAACAACTCTTAAAAATGTCACTGGTGCAACCGACAATCAAGTTGAAGCCCTTGAAAAATTCATTACCAAAACGTCTTTTGCCGTGTCTGTTGCCGATGACCAATTACGCCCAGCTCTGGGTATTTTGGTTAGGGCCACAGGTGACGTAACCAAAGCACAAACACTTTTGGGTCTAGCACTAGATATTTCTGCCGGAACTGGCAAAGACTTAGGGGCAGTTTCCGAAGCCCTAGGTAAAGCGTTCAACGGTCAAATGGGACCATTGAAAAAGTTAGCCCCAGCGTTAGCCGACCTAATTGAAGAAGGCGCTACTACTGGCGAAGTTTTCAAAGCTCTTAGCGACACATTTGGTGGTCAAGCGTCTGCAGCAGCAGACACAGCCTCAGGTCGTATGGAAGGCCTGAAAATCCGAATGGACGAAGTTAAAGAATCAATTGGTGAAGCAGTCATGCCAATTGTTGAAAAACTGATGCCTGCTTTTACTTCAATGTCTGACTGGGCCAGCGATAATACTGGGCTAATTGTCGGCATTGCAGGCGCTATTGCAGCCATTACTGCAGCAGTTCTTATTGCAAATGTGGCTTTAAAAGCGTATGCAGTAGCGCAAGCCATTGCGTCAGTTACCACGGCTGTGTTAACAGCGTCGACTTATGCTTTGTGGGCGGCAACTGGTATTGGAATTATTGTTGCCATAGTTGCAGGAATTGTTCTTCTTGCACACAAGTTTGGTATTTTGGGCGACTTTGTAGATGGGGTTACCATAATTGCCGAGTTTCTTTGGAACACCATAAAAAGCGGCTACAACTGGGTTGTTAACAACTGGGGCTTAATGCTGGCAGTTATCGCTGCACCATTTACCGCAGGTATTGGATTTGTCATACTTTTCAAAGACAAAATTGTGGGCATATTTAAAGGCATTGTTGACGCCACAATCGAAATCTTTTCTAGCATTGCTAACGCTATTTACGAACCATTCAAAACTGTTTTTAACGCCATTGCTGGTTTGTGGAATAGCACCGTAGGCGCCTTACATTTTGAGGTACCTAGTTGGGTGCCATTTAATCTAGGTGGCAAAACTTTTGACGGCCCCAAAATACCTGTTTTGGGTGACGGGGGAATCGTGACGGGTCCCACCCTGGCGATGATTGGCGAACGGGGACCTGAGGCAGTCATACCGTTAAACCGTGCCGGTGGTGGTGTAGCTGGAAACACAATTAACGTGAACGTCACTAGCGCCAACCCACAAGAAGTTGTTAGAGCACTACAAAAGTATGTGCGCCTCAACGGAAACGTGCCGCTTAATACCAGGGGCATGTAATGGCAAAAATACCGTGGGTATTCAAAAACGACACGACAGGCGCAACTTTTACAACCAGTGTTTTGTCAGCAAACTATATGTATTTGCGTCAGTCATACAAAGACTATTTTGCTGGCGCACCGTTAACCATCACGATCAAAAACCAGGCTAACGAAGCCGCAGGTTTTACTTTAAATGACCGTGTAGACCTGTACTACATGGACGGTGGCACCAAAGTTTGGAACCAAAAGTATTGGGTAGACGAAATCCAGTTCACTGATTACCCAGGCAATGTGGGTTTGTCGACTGCCACTATTACTTGCATTGACTGGCTGGCCCGTGCCGCCCGTGTTTTAGGTGGTGGTTATGTCATTGGTAGCCAAACAACATGCCAGCAAGTAGGCCGTTTGGCTTATGCTTCAGGTGGTCCTTTACCGTCAGATATGTCTGTTGGTGTGGCAGTGGGCGCCAGTAACGGTGCCATATATCAAGTTGACGATTCTTGCGTAAACTTTATTCAAATTAGCCAAATAACAGAAAATGGCAGTTGTGCCATGTTTGGGCAAACATTCCAACTAAACCCACGCACTGCCTTAGTCATGGCTACCCACGCAGAATTTGGGCGTACACCATCAGCCAGCGTTTTGGGATACCAGACTTTTGATCGTATTCGTGCTGGTCAGTCAATGATTAACAATGTTGAAGTTACTTACGGTTCAGGTTCGACTACCAGTTATACAAATAACTTAAGTGCAAATGTGTATGGCAAGTATTCGGAAAATGTGACTAGCAATAATATTGGGGCGGTAACTGCTCAAAGGCTTGCGCAAATGCGCGCTTTGTATCAGGGCGATCCGACAAGCCAAAGATACGTTTTTAGTTTTGATGACCTGTCAAACGACAGTACTTTGATGGCTACCTGGCTTGACTTGTACAAAACTCAAGGCGCTTTTACTTATTACATGAACTATTTAGTGCCTGGCGCTTCAGTCGAAACTACCGAACTAATACGCCTTGAAGGCG